TAAAGTTACCTTTTTGTCCACATTCTGGACATTCTTTCTTCTGTAACCTGTCTTTCATAGAACACATTTCATCAAAAACATGGCTATCTTTACATTGGTATTCGTAAATAGGCATAGTTATCTATCCAATGCTTGTTTAAATTCTTCTAATTAATTCAGAATAACCCCCTCGTGAGAAGGGGTTACAGCTTAACTAATTAAGCAGGTACAACAAATGCAACGCCAGCATCATGACGTAAAGTCTGATAGCCATAAATCGTATCTGAAGTAAAGAGATCAGCCAACCATTCTTGTTTATAAGAAGTTTGTGATCTAACGCCAACTTGCTCTGCTAAAACTAGAGCATCTTTGTGCATCATCATTCCTACTCTGTCTGTGCCTGTAGCAGTTGGACAGTTAGTTGAAACATAAACTTCCATACCGTAGATTGAACCAATCTTGCCAGTTTTAAGCGCATCAGCATCTCCAATAAACGCTGCTTCTGTAAATCTTTGAATACCTAGCATCGTACTTGCTGCAACTGGTGGAATAACCATTACACGATTATCCATTGGTACATCTGCATTATCAAGTTGAAGGATCATTCCACGAATACCCGCATCAGCAATAGCAGCAGCATTAGATGAAGCACCATTATAAAGAGTAGTACCATTACTACCAATTACTGCTTTTTCATACATTGCTGCACCTGTACCACCTACAACACCTACACCTGTTTTTGCAAAAGTTTCAGCTAATGTAAATAGATCAGAGTCCACTTGTTTTGCGAGCGCATAGCCAGCATCTTCAGTATAGAACTTACGAAAACTCGCAAGTGCTTGAACCTCTGCAATATCTTCAATAAGCTTAGAATATTCATAATGCTTATTAATACTGACAGTTACTTTAGTATTGGTTGCAGCACTTAATACTACTTGAGTGCCTGCTGCTTTTATACTTGCCGAACCCCTTGCTGGAACTGGGATGTAAATTGTATCGCCTTTCTTGCCTTTATGAGATAACTTAGTAACTAAGTTAGCTACTACTAGATTGCTGCGATATGCTCCAATCACTTCGTCCGACCATAGTTCGGGGATAAAGTGATTAGCTACGGCAGCCGTAGTATTATTTGTTCCTAACGCCATTTTATGACTCCTATTTAAGTATTATTATTTAACCCTGCCCTCTGCATACGCTGACTGAATTTCATCAGCAAGTGATGCGTAACGGTTTGGATCAGTTACCTGTAGATTGATTAAATCAGCTCTACGGTATATTTTTTTTCCACCTAAACTAGAATCTGAAGAGGAACGAGTCTCAGAACTTGTTGCCTTTAGTGCTTTTTCCCTTTTCGCAGTTTCTTCTTGCTGTACCTTTTTAGTGTTGTCAATCATATTGACCTTATCGTACATATCAAAGAGTTCTATTGCGTAATCAGGTCGAAAATCACTATCTGCTTTTCTAAACATTTCAGTTCGTATTGTCGATTCATCTACCCATTTTTGAAATTCCTTAGTGGCCACTTTTTCTTGCCAGTCTGGGTATGCTTTTTCTAAAACACTTACTTGATGTTTTTGTGCCTGGATTGTTCGTTCTTTTCTTGCTTCAATTAACTCTGGATGGTTTTCTATAGCTTTGTTTACTGCATTAGCAGGATCACTATAAAACTGGTCCTCAAAATTAACCGCTTCTTCCTTTGGTGGAGCAGCTTCCGTTGCTCTATTTTGTGCATCCATTAAAGTTTGAATGAGTTTCCTCTGTTCCCCAACTTCAGCAGTTTGCTTTGCTTGGAGTTTTTCAAAATTTTGGTGCATTTCTATTAAATCTTCAGTTGATTTACCAGCATACTTTTCAGGAACAGTAGATGGAACTTCTCGATTAAAGTTCTCTTCAGGTTGTAGAGTTTCCTCTTCAGGTTGTAGAGTTTCCTCTGCCTGTAAATCTTTGGTTGTATCTACAATTACTTGTTCTTGAACGTCTGTTATTGGTGCGCCTTCTAAAGGTGCTTCGTCTACTACTATCATTGTTTTCTCCGCCCCAGTAGGGTTATGAAGTTAATTAAATTGGAGTCTTAAAAAAGAGTTAATCTTCTTGAGATTGTTCCATTGTGATTTTTGTTGTATTTTCTAAAGTTAATAAAAACCTTAAAATATTCAACTGACCTCTGGCTGACCATAGGTCTTTGTCATCAGTCATTGTGTCAATGTCGACCACGCTAGACTTGATTTTTTCTAAATCAGCAATAAGATCAAACCAACCTTCGGTTTCCATCATTGCTAACCTGTCCTCTATAAAACGGTTATCTGTTTTTGACATAAATAATTATCGTTTTATTGAAAGTTTCCGTTTATAACTGTTTTTGAACCCGCAGCTTCAGCGTTTGCTAGGTTTAATATGGTTTCAGAGTTTAGATGATCTACTTCTGGAATATTACGAGCAGTTTCACTGCGTTTATTCTCAATATCAGCAGCCATCTTCTCTATAGATATTTGTTCTTTTTGCAGATTAAGTAATTTCTTTTGGAAATCCATTTCATTAGGCTGGTTCGTTATAGCCTCTGACTGCCACTTCATAGCTTTGGCTTGTTCTTCTTGTGCTTCAGCTTGAGTTTTTTGTATGTTAGCTTCTAATTGTGCCATTTCTAACTGCATATGAGCTTGTTGCATTTGTTGTGCTTCTTCATCAGGCTCATCACCCTGCATTAGTGCATTAACAATCTGGTCTCTATTGTGCATTGAAGAATTTTGGAATGTTGCTAATAGAATGACATTAAAAGCAGGCGAATCTTTAGGAACAGCTTGAAGCATTTGAACCATTTGCTGCATCTCTAATTCTTTTGCCATAATGCCCATTGTTGAGTAAGGCACAAACTTATAATCAGTTACAGGATAACGGTTAACATCAAATTGTATCTTTCTCCACATTGATTTGTTAATCATAGGGATAAGGAAGGTGTTTTGAAAGTTCATTAAAGTACGCTTCTGCCTTTTAATAGCAGCAGACTGCATCATAGACATACCACTAGCAGTATCTCCACCCGCACCGCCTGTATCTGCACTTCCTGTTCCCATTTGTATCATGTTTTGCAAAGATTGAACTTGCATAAATGTAGTCTGGTCAGTCTGCCCCATATCTAAAGGCATAATCGCTTCTCTTGGAGAGCCATTAGTCAATATAGTTTTACCTGGGCGAATTTCAAACTTAACGCCTCGTGGTAATCGAGTCGCATCGGCAGCCATCATTGGCGTAGTAGTCATAGCCAAAGAATCTATCCTTGCTCTCATTTCAGCATCTAATGCTTTTTGACAGTTATAGCCTTTTTCTGCGACACCCCTTCCCCAAAATTTATTTGGTACGCAGTCATGTTGATAAGAGATAAAAGGGCGGTCTACCATCATAAAAGCGTTCTCTTCAACCCTTAGAATATGCTCATCATTACAAATAGTAACGACAGCTTCAACTAACTCATCAGATTTATTGTATTCAAAGTCATCTTTATCGGCTTTTGCCTTTAAAAAGCGCTTTGGTACTTTACCCCAATACTCTGTAATCTTAACGGAATCCGATTCATCAGAACTCATAATCTCTGGATCATAAGAAAAGTTAGTTGATTGATAATCACCATCAATAGGAACATCTCTGTAGATACCAGAGCGTATACCTTCAATTACATGGTAGCGTGGTTTGATTACTTCATGTGCAACGCCTAAAGCATCGTCAATACTGTTAGCAGAAGGGTCAATAAGAAACTCGTTAGGACTAATTGGTTCGATACGCACATCAATGGAAGGGTATTCAACGAGTTCTCGTTTGGTGGTTAGAGTGCCAGGAATCGGCACTTCAGAGGGGGAGCGTTCAATCGTTTGATCAACCACAATTTTTCCTATACCCGTTCCATAAATTGCCCCATTCAAAAAGATTTCACAGATGGCATCTTTACAACCAGTCTTTTCCAAATCTTCTTGAAGTAAGTTGCGAATATATTCAGCTTCACTTGGGTCTTGATCTAACATATCATCTTGAATGTCAAACCATTTTCCCCTGCCAAAACTGGCTTCTTCCATCTCTGCCACACTTGACTCAATGGCTTGTTGTAAGGCAGGCGCTATAATTCTTGACTTTTCTGACTGTCTAGTCCTATCTTCAACTGACCATATGCCTCTCCACAGACGATAATATTCATCCCAGGTCTGGGTATAGTTAATATCTCTGTGAGTGCGCCATGTGTCTAGTCGATAATTAAGCCAACTAGCTAAAGCCTGGTATTTGTTTTCTTTATTATTCATGTAAGTTCATCAATAATATCCTTTAGAAAAGTTTCCCTATATTATACCGTAGATAAGAGTTTATAACTCCATATTTGCTCATACAGAGGAGATTTAGTTAAAGCAAGGGGGTAGGTAGGGTTAGAACAATCGTTTAATCAATGGAGAATACGTTTCTGTTGTTCAATTTCAATGTGTCCATCAATTAACATCTTACAAATAGTCATGTCCACCATATCAGGGTTAGAAAAAGACTCAAATTCCAAATCTTCAACCATATTGGCTATTATTTGACAGGCCACAACATACCTTGTCTCTAAGTTTTCTTCTGATTCAGAATAAATTAGTATTTCGTCTAATTCTTCTTCGCTTAAATCTTCAAAATCAAAATCTTCCATATCAATAACCTGCTATTGGGTCTGAAGGCTGCCAATCATCTTCGAGTTCAATAGTATGTGCAAAATCCGCTACACTTACTTGATCTATGTAGGCTAAAGCATCTAATAAATCATCATGTGCCAAGCGATTAGGAAAATCCATCATCTGATTAGTAAATGCTTTCCAATCTTTGTCTGGATTAAAAGTTATTTGCCCATGTTCCATTCTTCCTTGTAATGCCCAGGTAATTCTGTCGTTCTTTTTCTTACCACCATGACGAAGCTCTGCAATACTTAAATATTGACCTTCCGTTCTCATCTCATCTTCAAGGTAAGGCAAGATAGCGTTTCTTAAAGCGCCTGTTTCAATGCCTACCGTTGTTGCTTCTACTAAAATAGCTGACTTTAATATCTTTTTAGCGGTGTCTTTGATGTTCCATCTGCCATGCATGATGTCTTTCACCCACCACTTATCACGGTCAATCTTTACAATAGCAATAGCGGTCTCATCTAACCTAGACCTTTTAAGATTCCTTTCTTTTTCTATGGCTTCATAGCCTGCTGGGTCAACAGCAATAACATAATTACCTTCTTCTGGTTCGTCATCAACTTTAAACCACTCTTCTTTAAAGATACCACCCGATCCTGTTTCAAAAGAAGCCTCAAACTCTTGCCTAAAGGACATAGAGGACATTGTTTTCCTAGATGCCTCAATCTCTTCTGCTGGTA